CAAAGGAACATACTATGGTGATGCTGTTATTGCTAGTATTGCAAGCACAATTTCATTAACAATTGGTTCAACTGAAGGATTAGATCCAAGTCTTGGTACTCTTGGTCCTGGTTTTGGTGCTACTACATTTGTAGTATCTGAACTTCCAAGTTATACTACTGGTGACTCTTCATATAAGGAACCAGAAAGTGGATATACAAAGGCAGTATATTCTGTTGATGCCACCAATATAGATGCCACTGCAGGTGATGGTCTTTCTGCTGATGGAGCAGGTTGGGTAGGTGTTACTACATATACAGACACACATGGTAATCTAAGATGTAAGTCTGAAATTTTAGTTGCTATGTCTGGTATTGCTACTGGTGGTAGACCTAAGTTCCCAACTGCATTAAGTGACGCATAATATGATATGATATTTACTGAATTGACGGAGGATAACTTCCTCCTTTTTGCTATTAAGAATTATGAAAATCCCCAGGCAGTGACCAAAGAGGATTTTGATAAAGATCTTAATCACTTTAAGTATATAAAGAGATTACTGAAACGATATAAGAATACGGGGGTCTTAAAGACCCACCTTCTTTTAAATCATTTTATTATTCTTTATAATATTTTTGGAGAAGCAACCACTCCTATGATGTTCTTTAAAATTGAAGAAGATCTGTGGCCTTCTATGAAGACTTTTATTATGTTCTTAGGTAAGTTACCAGACTATCCGCATTGCTACATTCATGATCTCCAACCAGATCTATATTGTTTGTCGGAACTATACAAAATCTACAATGGATCAGACAAAGCTTGATAAGATCATCGCAATCATCCGTGAGGACATGACAGTCGGTGCTGCTGGTTTTACTGGAGCAGCAGACGCCAAAGGTCCTACCGCTGGTTTTGATCCTGTCATGAAAGGTCCGGTCAGAAGAAAGAAGAAGTATGCTTCTGGTGGTTATGGATCTCGTAAAAGATGGTTAGACCACCTAAAAACTCCTACAAATGGCCGAACAGATTAAGGTTGCAATTTTAGAACAAAAGATAGAGGATCTGAAACACATTGTTGTGCGGATTGATACCGCAATAGAAAAACTTGGTGAAGTAAATAGTAACGTGAGTAGGATGCTTGCGGTACATGAAGAGAGGATTACAAAACAAGAGGAAGTTGACTCAATACTCTTTGCTAAAATTGACAAACTCCGTGATAAAATGGACGGGGATCATGACCTCATCCGTGCAAGACTTGCACTACTTGAGCGCAGAATCTGGGGAGTTGTTGGAGCTTTGGCAGCAATGACAGTCATCTCTAATCCCCAAACAATGAAATTAATCAAACCATTGTTATCTACGACAAATACTGGTATGATAGCACCAGTAGTTGCCGTAGTGGATGGATCACGTTGATTCAAAGTTCATCAGTCTTGTATCTTCTAGACTACAAAAGTTTAAAAGAGTAAAAGCAGGTCTCTTTAATTTCCGTTGCCCTATCTGTGGCGATTCCCAGAAGAATAAATCAAAGACAAGGGGATATCTCTACGAAGTAAAGGCAAACACTAACTTCAAGTGCCACAATTGTGGTGCTTCAATGTCGCTTAACAACTTTCTGAAGAAGATTGATCCTGTCATTCAGAAGCAGTATGCCTTGGAGAAATTCAAGGAGGGGCACACTGGTAGAAACTTTGTGGTTGATGAACCAGAGTTTAAGTTTGAAGCACCCAAGTTTAAGACGAAGATCAAACTACCAAAGGCAATAGAAAATCCTAGGGCATCTGGATACCTGATGGCAAGAAAACTTGACCCATCTAAGTTCTACTATGCTAAACACTTCAAGAAGTTTGCTAATAGTCTCAAACATACTTTTGATAGTGAGAAACATGATGAAGACAGGATCATCATTCCGCTATATTATGAAAAGAACTTAATTGGGTTTCAGGGAAGATCTATAAATCCCAGTCCTGTTAAATACATTACTATCATGCTCGATGATGATGCCCCTAAAATTTACGGTTTAGATAAAATTAACACAAATGAAAGAGTTTACATCACAGAAGGACCATTCGACAGTACGTTTATTCGCAACGCGATTGCTATGTGTGGAGCTGACGCTGTTCTCGGTGATTGGGGTATTAACGATTGCTGCTGGATATATGATAATGAACCCCGCAATCGAGAGATCGTCAACCGAATCGGTAAAACAATCGACAGTGGAGATTCCGTAGTCATTTGGCCAAATGGCATAGATGATAAAGACATAAATGATATGGTAATGTCTGGACTGGACGTACAATCCGTGATAGACTCAAATACCTACAGTGGATTAGAAGCACAACTCAAATTTACCACCTGGAAGAAGATATGAGCAACGGCACCAAAGTTAAAAAAAGAGATGGACGAATTGAACCTCTTGACTTAGATAAGATGCATTTGATGGTTGAAGAGGCAACCACGGGTCTTGCAGGGGTGTCTGCAAGTCAAGTTGAAATGAAGTCGGGTATTCAGTTTTACGACGGCATCACAACAGCAGAGATCCAGGAAATTCTGATTAAGGCAGCAAGCGATCTAATTGATTTGGATCATCCTAACTATCAGTTTGTGGCAGCACGTTTGTTGTTGTTTGCGCTGCGTAAGCAACTGTATGGTAAGATGAGAGAACTACCTCATCTTGAGGCACACATCATGAGTTGCACTAATATTGATGTGTATGATAAGGAAATCTTCGATAAATACTCAAAGGAAGAAATTGAAAAAGCAAACTCCTACATTGATCATGGGCGTGATTTTCTCTTCACTTACGCCGGTCTTCGCCAAGTAGTTGACAAGTATCTAGTACAGGACAGAAGTGGTGGTGGAGTTTATGAAACTCCCCAATTCATGTATATCATGATCGCTCTGACTATCTTCCAAGAATATCCTAAAGACACGAGGATGGAGTATGTCAGAAGATACTACAACGCAGTCAGCAAACACAGAATCAACATTCCCACACCTATCATGGCAGGAGTGCGAACTCCACTTCGACAATTTGCTAGCTGTGTTCTTGTTGATGTTGATGACACCCTCGATAGCATCTTTAGTTCTGATATGGCTATCGGTAAATATGTTGCACAAAGGGCGGGAATCGGTATCAACGCAGGCAGAATCCGTGGCATCAACAGTAAAATCAGAGGCGGAGAAGTTCAACACACAGGTGTTATACCATTCCTTAAAAAGTTTGAATCGACTGTCCGGTGTTGTACACAAAATGGAATACGAGGTGGCTCAGCGACTGTCCACTTCCCAATCTGGCACCAAGAAATAGAAGACATCATCGTTCTGAAGAATAACAAAGGTACAGAAGATAATAGGGTAAGAAAACTTGACTACTCCATCCAGATTTCAAAACTTTTCTACGAACGTTTCATTGCGGATGGAGAAATTAGCCTGTTCTCACCGCACGACGTACCAGGTCTATATGACGCTTTTGGTACTGATAGGTTCGATGATTTATATGTGGGTTTTGAACGAGATGAGTCTGTTCCTAGAAAGACTGTCCGTGCTCAGGGACTGATTCTTGATCTTCTGAAGGAACGTGCAGAGACTGGTCGTGTTTATATCATGAACATCGACCACTGTAATAATCACTCATCCTTCAAGGATAAGGTGAACATGTCTAACCTTTGTCAGGAGATTACTCTTCCTACAGATCCTATCAATCATATTGATGATGAGATGGGAGAGATTGCTCTCTGCATTCTTTCTGCTGTCAATGTTGGTAAGGTTAAGTCCGACGAAGAATTGGAAGATCTCTGCGATCTTTCTGTTCGTGGACTGGAGGAATTGATTGACTATCAGGAGTATCCTGTGGCAGCAGCAGAACGTGCTACAAAGGCACGTAGATCTCTTGGAGTAGGTTTTATCGGTCTGGCACACTATCTTGCTAAGTTGGGATATAATTATGATTCTCAAGAAGCATGGGATGCTGTTCATGGTCTGGCAGAATCTTTTCAATATTATCTGCTGAAGTCTTCAAATCAGATCGCCAAAGAGAAAGGTTGGTGTGCTGACTTTGGTCGCACTAAGTATGCTGATGGCATCCTTCCTATTGATACGTACAAGAAAGATGTAGACGAAATCACTAGCATTAAATACGAACATGATTGGGAAGGTCTTAGAGCATCTATCTCCGAACACGGTTTACGGCACTCAACACTGTCCGCACAAATGCCTTCAGAGAGCAGCTCCGTTGTGTCAAACGCAACCAATGGAATCGAACCACCTAGAGATTACCTGTCCATTAAAAAGAGTAAAAAAGGACCGCTCAAACAGATTGTCCCTCAATATGGATCTCTTAAGAACGATTATACGCTTCTTTGGGATATGGAGTCCAATCGTGGTTACATTAATGTTGTTGCTGTGATGCAGAAATTCTTTGACCAAGCAATTTCTGGTAACTGGAGTTACAATCCAGAAAAGTATCCTGATAATGAAGTCCCAGTGTCCACCATGGCACAAGACTTTTTGACTACATATAAGTACGGTTGGAAAACCTCCTACTACCAAAACACACATGATATGAAGAATGATGAGGTGGTAGAAGAATTAAAATCAAATTTAGATAACCTGTTAAACGAATTAGAACAAGCCGAGGAGGGAGAGTGTGAATCCTGTGCAGTTTAAAGTGTCTTCCGTGAATAATAAACCAGTTAATACTGTTAAAGGCATGACAGTCTTTAACACTGAACAAGTAAATACTAAAAAGCAACCGATGTTTTTCGGTAAACCTTTAGGAGTCCAAAGATACGACTCATACAAATACCCAGTTTTTGATAAACTGACTACTCAACAATTGGGTTACTTCTGGAGACCAGAAGAAGTTTCATTACAGAAAGACCGTGGGGATTATCAAACACTTCGTCCAGAACAAAGGCATATCTATACCTCTAACCTCAAGTATCAGATTATGCTTGACTCCATTCAAGGGCGTGGTCCTGGGATGGCTTTTATTCCTTACTGCAGCTTACCTGAACTAGAGGCATGTATGGAAGTCTGGGGATTCATGGAGATGATCCACAGTCGTTCTTACACTTACATCATTAAGAACGTCTACAGTGATCCATCTGAAGTCTTTGATAAGATTGTTACTGATGATCGTATCTTAGAGCGTGCCAGCAGTGTTACAGAAGCATATGATGACTTCATTGGTAGTGCTCAGCAGTATGGCAACAGTACCATGTGGGAACTTGCCAATGAAGGTCATATGGCAGGTCAATATGACCGCCATGAACTGAAGCGTAAACTTTATAGAGCAGTTGCAAACGTCAACATCCTAGAGGGTATTCGATTCTATGTTAGTTTCGCTTGCAGCTTTGCATTTGGCGAACTTAAACTTATGGAAGGATCCGCTAAGATTATCTCGCTTATCGCCAGAGATGAGAACCAGCACCTTGCGATCACTCAAAATATCCTCAACAAATGGAGACAGGGTGATGACCCAGAAATGAAGCAGATCATGAAGGAAGAGGAGGAGTGGACCTATAAGGCATTTGATCGTGCTGTTATGGAAGAGAAACGTTGGGCAGACTATCTGTTTAAGGACGGATCAATGATCGGTCTGAATGATAAACTACTTCAGCAGTATGTTGAGTGGGTTGCTAATCGTCGCCTTAAGGCAATTGGACTCACCCCTCAGTATGATATTGCTGCTAAGAACAATCCACTGCCCTGGACGCAGCATTGGATCTCCTCCAAGGGTCTCCAGGTTGCACCTCAAGAGACAGAAGTAGAGTCTTATGTGGTTGGTGGCATTAAGCAAGATGTTAAAAAGGACACATTTAGTGGTTTCCAACTCTGATTGTTGCTTAAATAGGGGGAGTAGCATCCCCCTTTTATGCCACGAAACGAAATTTCCGCAATGGAATTCAAGACAAGAGTTCTGAAGATAAAGAATGAACTCTTTTGGGAAGAACATCAATACGGTGAAGAAGCACGGGGTCTAGCACATAAATATCTCAATATGGTGCTGGACGCAATTGATGAATATCGATTATGAAAATCCCTGGATATATCGTAACAGACCTTTTTCTAGTGACGATATTGACGACTTTTATGGTTTTGTGTATAACATTACCAATCTCCAGAACCAACGACAGTACATTGGGCGAAAGTATTTTTGGAGTCATCGAAAACCTCCAGGGAAAAAACGCAGAGTAAAAAAAGAATCTGATTGGAAGAAATATTATGGGTCTTGTCCAGAACTTAAAGAAGACATTGAACGATTGGGTAGACAAAATTTTAGTAGAACTATCTTGTCATTACATAAAACACCTGGCAAAACAAACTTTGAAGAAACAAGACAACTCTTCATCCACGGAGTCCTCACTGAATCCCTTGACACAGGAGGACCAGCATACTACAATAGCAACATCCTCAGCAGATACTTCAGAAAAGATTACTATGATGGAGACTGAAAAAATTATCGCACATGTTCGCTCATGGTCCCTTGATCGTGCTTCTAGTGACGATATTCATATGGATGATGCTCGCGCTATACTTGAAGAATTTTACGAATGGATTGAACCTGAGTCTGAAGAATTAGAGATTATTTCTTTGGATTGACATCATATCCCACATAACGTATGATATGTGGGACTTCATGACTCAGTAGCTCAGTTGGATAGAGCAACTGCCTTCTAAGCAGTCGGTCGTAGGTTCGAGTCCTACCTGAGTCGTTTGTCTTATTATTATGAAACCAGTAGACATCTTACTTCTAATATCTGAATTAGAAGGTTGCTATACGCATACTAAGAGACTTGGTTTTCAGGAAGACAATGAAATCTTCGATCAGTTGAGAAAGAAGTATTACAAACTGTACTTCAAACTCAAGAGAGAAGAAAACAATCCTCAGTAGCTCAGCGGCAGAGCTATCGACTGTTAATCGATTGGTCGTAGGTTCAAATCCTACCTGGGGAGTATGCCTCCGTAGCTCAGTGGTAGAGCAGGGCTTTTGTAAAGCTCAGGTCGCAGGTTCAAATCCTGTCAGAGGCTTGACAATCTAAAGTGATTGTCATATTATAGACTCATCCGTGTGAAGGATGTGTCGGGAGACATTTCTCCCACCACTTGCGGGATTAGTTCAGTGGTAGAACGTCAGCCTTCCAAGCTGAATGTCGTCGGTTCGAGTCCGATATCCCGCTCCAGCTTGATTAGCTCAGAGGTAGAGCATCTCGTTTACACCGAGGCGGTCGGCGGTTCGATCCCGTCATCAAGCATATAAATAAATTATTATATTTGAATTGGCTAGGATGAGACAAAATGATAGTCGTAAGATGCAAAGAATGCAAAAAAGAATTAACCAGTACTAATAAGATACAGTTTTGTGGTTGTCCAAATCAAATGAGTGTAGTGGACAATAAGATAGGCGCTAAAGATCTGAATAAAGTGGTTATGGTGTCTAATAATGTGGAAAAGAAGGTGGATAGTCATTTTTCTAGAGATGAACTTCTATATCAAGAGGAACGTCGTAAACGTAAAGTTCGTCGTCTAGATTTTGAGATTCGCTGACAATTGCCAAATTATAGTATATTGCTATACTACAAACATACTGTAGATTAGTGTATCATCTATATACAGTTATACTGCATTAATACTAACAAAGGAGACAACATGACCAATGATCGACAGATTTCCGATCTTAAAATAGAGAGGAAGGAATGCGAGAAATGCGGAGCCACATGGATTAATGGTAAGCATGTTTTCCGTGGCACCGCTGCCAGTTATCAGAACAGTGAATTGGATCTGGCAGGTTTAGTTTGTAATAAGTATGGAAACCATCAATGTATAAATCCTATGAAAGGAGAAAGTGGTGGACAAACTTGGGAGTATAGATCTGGATATATTGATGGTAAAATAGAAGAAAGAAAGAATATGATAGAGCAACTGTCCAAAAATTTGGACGATATCTGATGGATTCTTTCGACAAATGGGGAGAAGGAGTCGAACCAATAGGTTACACAACCAAAGAAGAAGTGAAGGAGATGATCGATGATGCCATACGGCAACATAACCGTAATGCTTCAATTATTAGTTTCTGTGTTGGTTGGGTTGTTCTTGCACTTTTCTCTGAGGGTCTTCTTAGACTTATTGGAGTAATACCGCCGTTAGTACCATGGATGGACATCACTTTGAAGTAATTGGAATTGCCTTATTGATGGTTTTTGCTGCCACAATGTTTTATCAGGGATCCATGATATTTCATCAAAGGCATGGATATTCTCAGCGATATATAAAGCGGGACATGGAAAACATGCGCCGTAGAGTTGAGGAATTACTCAAGAATGACAAAGATTAAATCTATTATTTTAACTTTTTTTACTATGCTTTTCTTTGCTTCTCCCGCATTAGCGGTAGATGTTCAGATGGGTTCTAATGGAAATTTAGTTTTCGATCCAGCAGAAGTGACTATCTCCGCAGGAGAATCAGTTCATTTCGTAAATAATATGCTTCCACCCCACAATGTGATTGTGGAAGATCGTCCAGACTTAGGTCATGAATCCCTGGCAATGTTACCAGGTGAAGAGTTTGATCTTGTCTTTAATGACCCTGGTGACTATACTTATTGGTGTGCTCCACACAAGGGGGCAGGAATGATCGGTACAGTACACGTCGAGTGATACTACATAAGTAAATTCAACATATAAAAACCAAATGAAGATATTTCTAGACACCGCAGATACAGAATTGATTGCTCCAGCATACGAAACTGGACTAATTGACGGTGTTACAACAAACCCCACTCTTATCTTGAGGAGTGGAAGAAGCTTGTCTGAAGTGGCAAAGGAACTTGCCACATCGTTTCCCGATCTTGAAAGTATTTCTACTGAAGTGGTTGCTGATACTGCTGAGGAAATGATTGAACAAGCAGAGGAATTTATTCCTCTCTCACCAAAGGTAATTACTGTTAAAGTCCCTTGCACTGTTGAGGGACTGAAGGCATGTAAGTATCTTTCTAAAGAAGGTTGCAAGGTCAATGTGACTTTGGTGTTTTCTGTATCACAGGCAATTCTCTGTGCAAAAGCAGGAGCAACATATATCTCACCTTTCCTTGGACGTTGGAGAGATAATTCTATTGATGAGATCGAACTTATCAAAAATATCAGGAGAGCATACGACAATGATCGTATGTCCTATGCAAAACCAAAAATCCTTGCAGCATCTATTCGTGATGTAATGCAAGTTGAGAAGTCTGCTGTTTATGGTGCAGACGTTTGTACTATGCCACCCTTAATTTTCTGGAAGATGTATAAGAATATTATGACAGATAAGGGACTAGAACTATTTCAACAAGATTGGGACCAAACACAAGAAATATTAAAATGAGATTTGAAAATTTTACTATTGAAGAGAGACGAATGCTTTCAGAAGCGATATGGCGTAGACAAAGAGCATTTATCGCAGGTGACAAACAGTTTAATGAGTATGGTAAAATGTTAGATGAAGTCTTAGATGGTATTGATTATATTCCAGGGAGAATAATATGAAAGTATGAACCAAACTGGGAGGATAAAGACAATGACCACTTTTAATACTTTAGTTTTAGATATTACAGTTGCTATCATTGATTTTTTATATAAGGGGAGAGATTACCAGAGATTCTGGGTGCTTGAGGAAATTGCCAGAGCACCCTACTTTGCTTTTCTCAGTGTGTTGCATTTAAGAGAATCTATGGGTTTACGAGGTCCAGAACACATTTACCTAATGGAGGAACATTTTGCTCAGACTCTTAACGAAACAGAACATCTGGAATACATGGAAAGTCGGGGTGGTAATGCTTATTGGATTGATCGCTTTTTTGCCCGACACCTTGTACTTATCTACTATTGGGTCAACGTGGTTTATTATTGGGTGGCTCCTCGCGCTGCTTACCATCTCTCCTACGAAGTAGAGATTCACGCAGCAGAAACTTATGGGAAGTATCTTGCATTGAATGGTCCTGATGATAGAATTCTTGAGATTCTTAATGATGAATTGGAACATTCAAGAGAACTACATAAGGCAATGGAGATAATTAAATGAGTATTTTGTTTGTGTTTACACTTATTTCCTTGTTAATTGCTGGGATGCAACTAACATGGCCAGGTAGATACCGAGGTTAACATGAAAAAGAAAACCGAGGAAGAAAGAAAAAAAGAAGTAGAAAGGGTCGCAAGGCACATTCATCCTCATGATGATGAACCTGATCCTACTGCTTACATGGGGAACTACAATTTTCCTCAAATGCTTTTTGCTTTCTGCCTTGGTTTTGCAACCATGTTTGTTTTAGCAGTTGACACTGTAAATGATTTTAAGGGATGTCCACTCCCAGAATATTTTCAAAAAGAGGTTAAAGGATGAAGGTAGGAATGATCGGACTTGGACGGATGGGAGAAGGTATGTCTCGCCGTCTTATCGCAGCAGGACATGAAGTACATGGGTATCGCAATAACGTTAAAAAAGCTGAAGAACAATATGAAAAGGGTTATATCAGTGGATATACCACTTCTTTGGAAAGCCTTAGTCAAGTAGTCCATACAGGAACATCAATTTATGGAGAAAAATCTGGAGAAACTATTTACAGTAAGAACCCAGGTGTATTCATGATGGTCGTACCAGCAGAAACCGTAGAGGACACGCTCAATGAGTTATTACAGTTTTGTAGTGAGGGCGATATTATTATTGATCACGGCAATAGTAATTTTAAGGACAGTCGGAAAAGAGCCGAGCGTCTTGCAAAATTGGGCATCCAATATCTTGACTGTGGTACTAGTGGTGGTGTTTATGGTCTGGAGCGTGGATACTGTCTTATGGTTGGTGGTTCAGATACTGCAGTATCCGTCTGCCATAGCATCTTTGATGCACTCGCACCCGGAATTGCATCTGCACCCCGTACAAACGCTAATAGTTATGTAACTCCTTCTGAGCACGGATGGTTGCATTGTGGGGGACCTGGAGCAGGTCATTTTGTAAAAATGGTTCATAATGGTGTCGAGTATGGAATCATGCAAGCATACGCAGAAGGATTTAATATCCTGCATGAAGCTAATGCTGGGTCAGAATACGTTAAGGCGGGTGATGCTGAGGTGGCTCCGATGGAGAATCCAGAAGATTATCAGTATGATATTGACGTTCCTGAAGTGGCTGAGTTATGGCGTCGTGGTTCTGTGGTTGGTTCTTGGTTACTCGATCTTACCGCTGATGTTCTACGGCACGATAGAGAGCTTAGCAAGTTTGATGGAGGAGTATCAGACTCTGGTGAGGGGCGTTGGACTGTTCACGCTGCTGTGGATCTTGGCGTACCCGCTCCTGTTCTCAGTACTGCTCTCTATGAGAGATTTAATTCGCGCCGTCTTGGTGCTTTCGCGGCCAAGATTTTGAATGGTATGCGATATATGTTTGGAGGTCATCATGTTCGCTGATGTCTTATTATGGATCTCGATACCCTTTGTATTATCCACAATATATTTCGGGATACGAAAAGGTGAAAATAACTACTACGAAACAGACAAATACGATGGAAACGGAACCGCTCACTAGACGCATAGTTATCTTCGGTGCTACTGGAGATCTATGTAAGAGAAAACTTATCCCAGCACTCTATGAGTTGTGGAAGAAAGAATTACTTCCACATAATATCTTGATTGTTGGTGCTTCTCGCAGAGAGCATACTAAAGAGTCTTGGTTAAACCATCTTGGAGATTATCCAGAGGACTTTTGTCACTGGTTAGATTTTGTATCATGTGATCTTGACAATCAAGAAAGTTTGACGCATCTACATGATGAAAGTGCAGACACAACTTATTTCTTATCCGTACCGCCAGAACGCTATGAGAATGCTATCATCAATCTCAAAGAAGCTGGATTCCTTGACGACCCGGATCACTCCAGAGTGGTTATCGAAAAACCCTTTGGGTACGATCTTGAATCTGCTAATCATTTACAGTCAGTGGTGGGCAGATATCTACGCGAAAAACAAGTATTTCGCATTGATCATTATCTCGGCAAAGATACTGTTAATAACATCCTTGCCACCCGTTTTGGCAATATTCTACTGGAACCACTTTGGAATAGGGAGTACGTAGAAGAAGTTCAAATTTTTGCAACAGAAACTCTTGGGTGCGATGGACGTTCGCAATACTATGAAGGTGCTGGTGTTGTAAGAGACATGTTACAGAACCACATGCTTCAGGTTCTTTCTCTTATCGCTATGGAAGCACCTTGCAGAATGGATGCTAGGGAAATCAGACGAGAGAAGACAAAAGTTCTTTCTGCGACTAGACTAGGACATAAAACTATTTTTGGACAATATGATGGCTACCGTTCTGAAGAGGGTGTTGATCCTAACAGTAGTACTCCTACCTATATCGCTGGTGACCTTTACATTGATAACTGGCGTTGGAAGGGAGTTCCTTTTTACTTCATGAGTGGCAAGAAAATGCCGTATCAATGCGTAGAAGTTATCATCAAATTAAAAGCACCACCTGTTGGACTGTTTGAAGGAGAAACTCCAGGTCGTATTGTTATGCGTTTACAACCTCATGCTCACCTAGATATTCAAATTGATGTCAAGTCTCCTGGTATGAGTGAGGATGTTGAATTGGCAACACTTACCCATCGCTATCCAGATTGGTTGGGTGTAGATGGTTATGAAAAACTTCTTTATGATGCTTTAAATGGTGATCAATCACACTTCGTTCACTCTGAAGAAGTGTTAGAGTCATGGAGAATCGTAGATGATTTGTTATGCACTGGCGACAAGTGCCCTGTGAGGACCGTACCTTACATTTACATGCAAGGTAACTGGGGTCCTACACATAAAACAGATTACATCACTAAATGGGATTATCCAGCGTAACCTATGGACAAAGACGAAAAGCGGGAGTTCTACAAGGGACTCCGAGAACGAATAAAACAACTTAGAATGGAACATTTGTTTGAGGAACCTTGCCCACTTTACGAAGAGGAGGATGATGACTAATGAATCCACTAGTACTAATTGCCTGCTTATCCCCAATTGCAATCATATGGATTGTGATGAAACTTGGTTTGTTGCTATTTTCGGCAAATGATGAACGAAGATATGTCAAAGCAGAATCCAAAAAACCACACGGACCTTATGTGGCAGACGCATATGCAGACGTTGACGAAGAGGAAGAGGAGTATGGAGATCGCACAGACTATCGATAATGCCCTTGAAGAGTATTACTCTGAGAAGGGTCAACCTGTTCCTCTATGGAGGATGAAGAAAAATCCTGATTGGTGGATCGAATACCTACGAAAACTGGAGAGTGATGATTCATAAAGTTGCACACTTTGCTGCTTGGAC